TCGCAGTCCATGAAATCAACTTTTGGATAGCATCAACTATTTCGGCAATCTCACTTTGTTGACTCTCAAATCCAAGCGCGGATTTTTCCCCTTGCAGTTCAACTAAAACACCCGGATCGGTTCTAAGGGTTCCGGCTGTTCCTGCTTCTGAGCGTATCCAACCAACTCCAAAGCCCTGTTGCCGGATAATATAAAGTAGGTCAGTTAGCTTTTCGTTGATGGACTCCTGACAAGAAATAAGCGAGTCATCAAGAGGCAACCAAAATGAACTTGAAGAATTATAGGTATCGAACAAGGGAATAAACGGCAGTTTTCCGTTATATGGATTGCTTTCTTCTTGGATAGTATTTAGCCGGTAGTCTAAACGCTTAAAAACTTCTTCATCCCAAAAGCTATATTCGACATCCTCGACGCGGTTTGAACTTCCGTAATCTATTATAAGCACTGACTTTAAATCATACGGAGTATCAGAGGTTTGAATATACTCAATTATATTGCCGATTATAATATCAAGCCGGATTTTGTCATCTACCCAGACAACTTTTAATAGCAGCGATTTAAGCAGCTTCAACAAACGCGAACATTGCTTTAAAACTATATCAAGGGAACAGTCTTGACATATTGCAGCAAATAAATTTTGGTCTGCCTCTGATCCCTCAAGAATTCGGGTAGGCGGTTCCCTGAATGTCGTAGCTTGCTGGTGAATTATTTTTTTGATGACATTAAGCGTTACTTTTGTCATTTTCTCCGGCTCAGAAAATAATTCCTGCAACCTTGTTTCAAGATGCTTCAATGCTTCTGAATGATACAGATCTAAAGCTTTCGCTGTTTCCTGCTTTCTCAAATTGTTGGCTTGTGTGCTATAAATCACACCCATTTTGTTGAAAAGTTGGGCAACTTGTGAATTCCAAAGCATGATATTTTTCTCCTATCAAGCCGCTTGCGACACCCTTACTCCGGTTAATCGACAATGAGCATTATAAAAATCAGCAAGTGTAAGCTCGCTTTCTGTTTGCAGTTCTAAAAACTGCTTATACATTGCTCTTACTTCTTGGTATGCTGTGCAGCGTTCCCCGCATAAAAGCTCTAAAGAGCCCCCGAACAGATAACAGAGGTGACGCCTTTGGGATCTGTTCACACATTGAATGTTTGATAATTCAAAGACATTTAAAACGGCTTTCCGCCCGGCAAATATAGCCAGATTCGTCGCGTAAACGGTATCATCATGAAATTTCTGGCTCGAATGCCCGAAAGAATAAGTCCCGCCTTTTTTCTGTGTGATCGAAAAAGTTGAAAGTTCTTTTGAAAAGTGCTTTAAATCTTCACTGAAATGAAAGCGCTTGTCTCTAAAGATCCTGTGCATTTCGGGAAAGCTGGAATTTTGAAAACTGTCTGTTGCTGAAATCAATTCATGCTCAATGTTATTCTCGGCTAAAAAAGCAGAAATCCCCGTTACCTCATAATACTCAAGACAGACATTTGTAAGACCATATTTTTTATGATCCTCCAATATGACTTTTTTGATATTGCGGTCTAAATTGACTTGAAAACGGACTTGGTTCAAAATGTGGTAATGAGGCTCAGTGCTGGCAGGATCAGCATATTTTAAGAGGCAAGTCCAAACTGTAAAATCAGATTTACTGATACCGGGAAGTAGATTTTTTGCGCGGTCAAGCCCGCCCGTGACAATAAAAGCACGTCCCTGCGTGATTGACTCAATATCCTCAACGGGCACTCTGTAGTTGCTTTTAGCCTGTTCAATGTAATCAGCAGGGAAGAGGGCTGATTTACTGGCAGACCTTTTGTTGAGCCAGTTCCGGGAAAAGTCTTGATCAAGGTCTATCCGCTTTGATACTCGGACAGCACTCCTTGAAATCCATTTTGGAGCCCTTTTGTCAAACTCATCATAATCCTTGTACTCAATCCTGTGAGCAAACATGCTTGGATCTTCCTTTGCTGCTTGCTCAAATTCCTGAATCACTCCACCATGAAAATCAGTATTGGTGTCCAAGTAACAAATTGACTCCTCAGTATCAGCAAGGCTGGCAAACAAAGCGCGGAAAGCCCTCAAGTCAGTGCAAGTCCAAAGCTCAGTACACCAAAGAGCGGACAGCTTGAGCCCGTGAGCCCCGCTAACATTATTTGCCATTGCTAAAATTCGATTGTTATTTTTTGGAAAGCGGATCTCAGAAGCGAGTATATTTTTCTCTCCGATTAATTTTAAAAGTCGGGGAGTGTTTCGGATTATATCGACAAGGAGACGGAAGTTGACAGAGAGGGCTTGCTCAAGCTTGTTTGCCAGACAAACGCAAAGCCAATTCTTTTTAGTGCAGAAAGCATGCAATACAAAAATCGCGTGCAGTACTGACTTTGAATGTCTCTTAGGCCAACACAAAAGGCAAAATGAATATTTCCTTTTGCTGTTTTCGTCTGTTTCAAAAACCTTTTTAATGACTTCAACCTGCCAGCGCTCAGGTTTGAAGACTTCGTAGATTCCTTTTGAGGTTAATATTCTCGGTTTTGTGTCATGGATAAAATGAGCCAGCCCAAGGATTCCCGGCAAATGCCATTTCTTCTTTGATAAAAATTTTCCGCTTACGGGGTGGCGGGGTGTAGTATTTCGGGTTTTCTTTTTGGGTTGCTGCGTCATGGGCAAACCTAAGCCGTTACCAAGGCTTGCCAGCGTTACAGCATCAAAAAGATTGGCTGTTGTGGTTCAAACGTGGATTTATAATTGACAAAAAATGTTATCTATTATAAAATCAATATGTTAAGTATACTTCAAAAAGTAATAGTGTGTCAAGATTTTTCTTCTTTTGGTGGAAATATTGGTGGAAATTCAATACACACTATTTAAAGATATTTCTGTCAATCTTTGTTATTAAAAGTTTTACAGCGTTTATTAAGTTTAGTTACCTTCGGGCTGTCACCCCGATAATCCATTAATAAGCTCTCAGCGAACGGTCACGGTCACCTTTATTTTAACTATTTTCATCTGTTTTAGTTGTTTAAATACTGTTTGGCAGTAACAATTGACCGCCGGAGAGCCTCTGTAGTCAACGATCTTTTGCAGATACATAACTGTGGACGTCTTTTATACTGTTCTCTGCCTGTGCGCTTGCCTGTGTGTTCTGGTTGCTGGTTTTATTATCGGTTTCCATAAGGGTTTTAGCAGTGGATATAGGCGCCCAAAATCGTTTAACCCGGCACTCCAAAATCATTACTTGATATGTGATCTATAATCGCTGTAAACTTTGCTAACTCTTCTTGAGGCAGCTCAAATATTCCTGCCAAAGCTTTGATCTCTTCCGCCAGTTCCCCCGGCAATGTCATTTTAGCCACCAAAAATGCTTGTGCTATTTTGCATTGCCGACAAAAATAATCTTCGATTGATTTACTCATTTTACTACCCTCCCCAAAACTTTATATTAGTGCTTGCAAGCAGTTGCTCATAACAGTTAAAAGCTATCGCCCTAAGGCTATTTTATATAAAGCCTTGATAGACGCTCTGACAATACGGGTTTGGGGCCATTTCCCACCATATTTTAAACCCAGATGGGAGCGGAGTTTTTGTAATCTGGCAGTTGTTCTGCTGTCTACCCAAATCGTCAATGGCTTTGCTCCTTCTTGCAGTTTCCGGCGTCTCCATCTATTGACATTATTTTTGACTGTCATTTCTCCCCCCTATGGGCACTGTGGGCACTTTGGGTGCTATTGCTTATATCCTAAATGATAACAAATAACTATAGAGTACCCAGCTGAAAGTATTGTGGGTACTTTTGGATACTTTAGCAGTCATAATATTAAAGAGTATCCAGAGTACCCGAAGTGTAAACAGTATACAGAGTACCCAGAGTACCCAGAGTACCCACTATTTATTATTATAGATATACTTTCCATATCCTTCCTTTTGTATGTTTCCTGCCTTTAACAATTTCGGTAGAGTCTTTTTGACATAACTTGTCTGCTGTCCTGTCAGCTCTGCGATTTCTTTCGGAGAAAGCGGTTCATCCGCTTCCTTTAAACAATTAAGAACAGCCTGCTGCTGCTGCGTGGCCTTGACTTCATCCGCTTTGCCGATCAGATCCCACCTGAGCAGGGATTGATCAAATCGAAGGGCAAACGAGTTTGATTCAATGTCACGTCCGGTAACGTGCAATTCGGCGTCCGCTTGGCCGGAGCCCGTGCGGGCCAGAACAAGCAGGGTGTCGGCTGCGCCGGTGAGGCCAAGCGTCCCGCTTAATGTATCAAAGATGTCATCGGCACTCATTTTGCGTTGATGATGAACAATCAAAATGGCAATAGAATGTTTATCAGCTATGGCTTTGACGGCTGAAATTGTTTGATAATCGGTATCATAGGCAGTGCTGTTTCGCCTACTGGTGGCCGGTCGGAATTGCGCGAGCGTATCAATTACAGCAAGCTGCGGCTCGATCCTTTTTATTTCCCGTTCTAAACGGGCTAAGCCGCCAGAGCCCATGCGCTCTATTTCAGTGAGAAAGTACAGGTTATCTCCGGGCTGTTGGTGAGTTCTTTGCATAGTCCTCATTCGAGTTTCCAACCTTCGCAAGTTATCCTCAAGCGCACAATAGAGAACTTTGCTTTTTTTTGTTGGGATCTTGCCAAGGGCCTCGGCACCTAAAGAAGCGTCGAAACAAATATTATAAGAAAAAATCGACTTGCCGATTTTTGGTTTGCCAGCTAAGATGCTTAATCCTTCGGGCAATATGTCCGGGATAGTCCAGCGGATTTCTTTGAACTCCATTTTGGCAAGTTCTGCGGCTGAGATGCTGCGGGGAATTAAGTTGTTATTGCTTTGATTTTGTTCAATGTCGCGGTATAATTTCTTGGCAGCTCCAACCGCTTCTTCTATATCTCCGGCTCGCACGCCCTCTCTTATAAGATCAGCTGCATCAGTCAGGATAAAAGACGTTGTTCTATCCTCCACTCCATCCAACCAGTACCCCATAGGTTCATCAGGGAAGGCAGACAAAGCAATTCCGGTTGCTCTCTCCACTGTTTCAAGATCAGGCATTTTGCTGTATTCCTTGAAATGAGATTCAAGGAATTGAAAAACTTCTTTTTCTTCGTTTTTGAATGTTTTTTGGTTTAAATTGTGCTCAGTGAAAAACTCTATTGGCACTTGATCCTTTATACATTTTGATAGTAAGCCGAGACCTACAGACATAAGCCCCCCCTCTTTTTCAATTGGTGGACAGGATACCATGAGGCGGGCTTGATTTCACTTCGCAAACAGGCAGGAATTTTTGGGAGTGATCGAGACTTCCGCTAATATAAGGCATGCTTTAATCTTGGGGTTTGATTTTACGAGCATTCAGATATTCGCGGATGTCCTCAATGCTGTAAAGAATCTTGCCACGATCCTTTATATACGGGAGCCCTCTCTGATAAAGCCTATCGTTGGCGAGGGTCCCCTCAGATCTTTTTACCATGCGTGCAGTAGCTTTAGGATCGAGATATTCATTTTCAATTGCGTTCACTACAAACACCCCCTTTCTCAATCACTTTTTAAATTAAACATTTTAAATAACGATAAATCACATAAAAAAAGACGTCAAGGTCTTTTTAGCCTCTAACTGCTTGATTTAAATATAATAAACTTGACAAAAAATTATGTCGCCTAATAACTTATACCTATCAGTAGCTTATCTTGTTTACCTGTGATTAAATTTTGATTAAAACTCGTGTACGTGTACCTATGAAGGGAGCTTTTTGTTGATCTTTGGGATTTTTAGGTACCGTTTTGGAGAAGTAAATTTACTTGCTATTGATGGGGATAACCTCGGATTTATCTTCTTTTTGGGTAGGCTGAAAAATTTCTGCTGCTACATTTGCAGCCTTTTTCAAAGCCGCATCTCTTAAATGCGCATATCTCATCGTTAGTTCAGGACTTTTATGGGTAAGCAGTTTTTGAAGCATGTAAAGATCTACTTCCCCGCTGCTCGCCAAAGCCGAAGCGTAAGCGTGCCTGAGCCCGTGAAGAGGACGGAAGTCTTTCGGCAGACCTGCGGCTTTTTTGATTTCATTTACTGCTTTATTGATGTCTTGCCTCATTTTTCCTGATCTTCCGGGGAAAATATAAGGGCTTTTCGTTTTATTGTGGTTCTCTAACAGTTGCCGGGCTGCATCGTTAAGCGGGATAACTTGATCCTTGATCCCTTTTGGATCAACGAGATTAATAAATCCCCTCTCAAAATCGATATGCTTCCACTTCAATTTAAACAGTTCCCCCCGCCTCATACCAGTGAATAGGGCAAGTTTCATCAGAGGGCCAGCTTGTGCGTGCTTATCTTTTTCGATAGCTTCAAAAAGTTTTGAAAGCTGATTCGGGGTTAGATCTTCGGTTTTTTCGTTATCCACCCTTGGCATTTCAATTGTAAAGTCGATTCCTTTGCATAGCCTGTTTTTGACGCCGTAATTGATGATACGCCGAAGCAGTTCTAAAACATTCTTAACAGTTGCCGGAGCCTTCTTTTTCAAGAGTCTGTTTTCTAATCGCTTGACGTCCAGAGGCATGATGCTTTTAGGCTCCCGTTTCCCAAACGTAGGTTTGATATGAAGGTCAAAGCGGTTTTGATCTGTAGTCAATCCCTTTATGTTGGGCTTGTTCTTTGTGTAGCTTTCCCAAAGCCGTTCTATTGTATATTTTGAATCCTTTGCTGCTTTGCGGGCCTTTTCAGCTTCGCGCTTTTCTTTGTTTGTTTTTCGTTTGCCCGTCATGCAATCAATTCTCATAACGTTAGCCTTCGCTGCCGTCATTTTATCTTTGTGTTGCCTACCTGCCTTAGACTCAACTTTCTTCCCGTCTTTGTGATAATAAAAATAGAAGATCTTCTCAGGCTTTCTGGTTCCGGATTGCGTGCCATAAATGAAATACACGCCGGGATAATCCGTCGTGTGCCTCTTATATTTTCTTGCCATGATTCCCCCTTATGGTGGAACTAATAGTTCCACCAAATTTACCTTATTTACCTTTAGGTTTTAGCCCCGAAGGTCAAATACAAAAAATCCAAAAATTTTCGGTTCCACCAATAGTTCCACCACATTTTTATTAATACAGAAGTTTCAAAATGAAGTCAAGTGAAAAGAAAGCCTTTTAAACTACTTGAAATATATACTATAATATGAAGATATGTGAAGTGGTATGAAAAGACGTGAAATTTGCAGATACCGGGCTCATAACCCGAAGGTCGGTGGTTCAAATCCGCCCCCCGCTACCAAATTTCAGTCTGTTAAAAAGGTCACCGGGGTGACCTTTTTAATTTTTTCTAACCGATTTCTAACATGAAG